TTCTTGGTCAGCGGTATTATTAATCCAAATCAGCACATCGCCATCGGCGGGGGGTATTTTAACACTGTTGGTCGTATCTGTGCCGTTCCAAGTAATAGTGGTTTTGGCTTTTAGTTCAGTATTTACAAAGCCACCTATATCCGCAGTAGCAAGTGCGTAAGTTCCATCATTCTGGTCAATTAATTTAATCAGCTTCCCTGTAAGATTCAGATATGTGTCTGCCAATTCGCAACCCCCTTTCTAAGGGGGTGGTAAAACTTACCACCCAAATGCTACTATTCTCGTTACTGCCCCTGATTGGTCGGACCCAGCAGTTACTTCTTTCAAAGCACCAGTGGAATTTACCTCGAGAATCTTCAACTTATTATTAGCGAGGTCATATTCCCATAATCTGGAGCTCGCCGGGCTTTGGGCGAGTACATTTTCAATAGTGTGCAGTCCAAGCTGGCTTGGCGTTATGGAATAGCCGCCAGTAGGATACCCTCCTGTATCGGAACCTGCTTCTTTTTTGTCACCGGTAAACTCAGCAATTACTCCAAAACCATTCCCAAACTTGATTTTGCGGATTATCTTAATAGTCATTGCTCATTCCTCCTGTAAATAAAAATGAGGGGGCCAGTGGCCCCCCTTTCTTAATGCTCGGTAATTCCAGTAATGAGAGCCTGTCCACGAGGACGCTGACAGCCTATATCACAGTATTTGACCAGAGTTGCTTCCCAAGCAGGGCGATTAGCTACTCTAGTCATGATGGAACCATCGCGATCCATCCAGTTGAAGTCTGCCATCTGGTACATAGCCCAGTCGTTTAAATCAAACAACTGCATACATCCAGAGGGAGTAAACCTATCTGCCACAAGCGCAATACCGTTGTAAGAAAGTGCTTTGAAACCACCCTTCAAGTCCTGAGTGTTAACGGTTTGCTTGGTGGCAGCCAGTAAGTCGATGTATGCCCGACGAACGCCGTGAGAAACCTGAATGTAATTAATAACCGAAGCGGTTCTGGTTTCTACCAGGTCAATCATTTCCTGAATGACGTTTTCAGATATTTCACCATTAAGAGCCTTTACCTGGGGCTTCAGCCAAGGGTAATCAGTTTTGCTGATACCGTACAGGTTTCCAGAAGTGCTGAACACCGCCCCTGTGCCAGTTAGCTCCTTGCCATAGTTGCCCGCCAGAGTTATAAATACGCCATTCGTTACGGAGCCTGAAATATTAGACGCAACGCTCAAGGTAATGGTGTTAGTCTGGTCATCAACGGAGAGCACCTCGAGCTCAGATCCATCGGTAATCGCTCCACCACTAGCGTTGTGTAAGTCAATTAACATACCCTCTGCTAAATGGATAGGGTTGTCCACTACTACAGTTAGTACTTTGTTGTTGTTGTTGTAAGTGGCATTTTCGGCAACGGTGGCTATTTTCCCACTTCCGTCGCCCTGTGCCTGTCTGGACAGGTCTAGCTTTGCGTCAGTCTCGCAGTCGGAGATTTCAGTCTCCAACATATTAGCGAAAGCACCTACGCTGCTCTTGGATGCCTCAATGGTTTTGTCGGTGATTCTAAACCGTGCGAAGAAGTTCTTGGTCTCCCATCTAGCCAGTTTTGTCTTACGGCTACTGGGGGTCGGCAGCAGACCATCATCGTCGCGGTTCCCAATACCTCCGGTGCGCCCGTATCTCATCGCCATAACGATTTCTTTACCGACAACATTCTCACTGGTTTTCTCGATCTGAGCCAGGAATGGACTGGCTTTATCGTTTAACTGATAACGAAGGCCGTCCAGATAAAATAGTTTTAGGGCTTCCGCTACCCTAGCTATATTAGTTCCAACATAAGACGACATATTTGCTTACCTCCTTCTGTTAACTCCCTCCCGACAAAAATGCTTTAAACGCCCTAGTAGCGTCCTTGACAGATTTGATCTCGGGGGGAGGTGTTGCGGGAGATGCACTCCCAGGGTGAGAACCAACCATAGTCGGTTTGGGTTCTTTTTCTATTTGCTCTGAATACGACTTGAGGACCATCTTCTGCAACTCAGGGTTCTGCGAAAGTTGTTGCAAAAACTCTGGGTTCTTTAACATATCCTCTATAGTTGGTTGACTGGCTTTCTCGGCGTCAAGAACCTCGCCCTTGGCCATCAAGTAGGCGACTTCTACGGCGTTAGGCAGATTTAGAAATTCCGGAGGTTGTTGCAGAATTATCTCAGCAGCCTTTTCACGGAAGTTGTCAAAATCCGGATATTTTTGCCGTACTTCGTCTACCTTGTTGTCCCAATAAGCTCGTTCCCTTTGTTGCTCAAAATACTGTATCACCGGCTCAAGTTGCTTGAGTTGTGGGGAGATGGCCTCATTTACGGCCCCTTGGAATAACTCCTGTAGAGCCTCCTTGGGGTTCTCGTAAAACTTCTCGAACCAACCCTCCACATCAAAAGAATCTTGAAGTGGTGCTTCTGGGGAAACGACTGGTTCCTGAGCCTGAGACTGGCGTGATTCAAGTTCCTGAATTTTTTGCATCAGTTCTTGAATCTGCTGGTTTTGTATGCCCATCTTGTTGCCCTGTTCACCGATTTTTTTCTCGGCATTTATATAGCTTTTTACGAGGGCATCTATATTAGGTGTTCCATCGGGATTGAGAAATTTCGCAGGAATCTCTATCCCGACATCTGTGGGTTCTTTTGCCGCTTGAACCGGAGGCACTTGTTGCTGGTCAGCAGGTGGTTCCGGTTCTGGGTCAACGAGATATTTAGAGATCTCTGCTATGCGCTGATCTCTAGTCGCGCCCTCATAATCAAAAGAGGGGCTTTTGGTACTTGAACTATCAGCGACTCCCGTTTCTGTTGATAATTGCGGCTCCGCTGCTACAGCTTCAGAGTTCTCCGCAAATAACTGTAAATCAAACGGGTACGAGTCAAACGGGTACATGATATTCCTCCTTTGCGGCCTTTCGGTTCTCGCATTTATTAAAAATAAGTTATTATTCTTTTGTCCGTGGCCCCCACCCCTGGCCAAAGCACTGTTCGGACAATGTTATCCCACATGTTCCTTTTATTTATGAAGCTTCTTCTTTTTTGGACTCACCTTGCATCAATGGAGCAAGGGCTTGCATATGAGCAAGCACATGAGCCTCGAAGATTTCTTCGATTTGGGGATGTTCTGCTATAAGCGCTTCATATTCGGTAGACAATCTAAATTCATTGTGGCGCTTTATGTGCAAGAAGTGAGAATCATAGTGAACTGGCATACACGGATTGCCATTTGCTAGTTGCCTATTCTCTCTCTCAGCCTTTGCGCTGTGAAGTTGGTCGTCATCGTCCACGCCTTCCCAATCAAGGAATTGCAGCATCTCCATAATTTTACTTCGTGCCGGCCTGTCGATCACCCCAGTATCGGGGTTATGAAACAAGCCCATTCCTAAGAGGTCAAACACCATCTGCCTCCTCTGGGTCGGGGACTCAGATAGTGCTGAGAAACTATCCATGATAACATCCTCCGGTTTCAGGTCGGATGCAGTCCACTCCATGACATCGACCACATTGTCCTTACCCGCTATGCGTACCAGACGAGGTATCTTAACAAATTGTTTGAGTAATCTCAGCCACTGTGACCCGCACTCTATCAATCCGAGCTCAATGTTGTTTGCGGTATCAGATAATCTGGTCTCGTCCTGCTCTAAAGCCAATGACATCGCTACGCCGGATTTAACACCGGGCGGTGCCTTAGACTGTCTGGATACTTCAGATACCCCCGACAGAATAGAGAACTCGGTCAAGAGGGTCTGTTCCTCGGTTTCAAACGCCGAAGGGAGCGGCGGATTTATTGTTCGCTGTGGTGGATTTGTCCCTGCTCTATATCTACAGATATAGCCAGGGGCGTTACCGCTGGCTTCTAAGTCCGCCATATCGACGATACTGTTCTCCTCGACTATCCATCCTCCGATGGCACAAGCCGAGAGGTATTCTGCCTTGCGGTTCCGCAACGCATTGTATCTGCGTTGTATTGGAATCAAGCGCTCAATGACTGTTCTTCCCCAAAACAGCCCCGGTCGTTCTATGCAACACATCTTGACAAAAGGAAGCCCTAGTTTTCCGTCCTTGCCTATCTTGTACGGTAACGGACCAAAGCTCAGTAATTTATGATTGGCGACCACTATTAGCCGACCCATAGGGTATTTTTTGGTGGGAAGCTCGTGGTATTCCTTTACTATTACCGCCTCTTTTAGAGACTCCCTCATCCCGCTTGTATAGGTTTTTCCTATAAAGCCGCCCCCTGTCATCAACTCCTGGAGTCTGACAACCTTGCTTTCCTCTGGCGGGACATCAACCCCCCATATCTCCTTCACGACCTTTACGGGATAGATCTTGGCGTGAATTATGCTTCGGTTATCTTCTATTTTTTGATTATAGGGGCTTTCCGGGAATATCTCCGGTGCAGGACAAACTATCACCTCTAGGTCCCCTTCTCGTATAAGAACCGGTTGCCCAGTTGCGGGGTCTACCATGGGTTCACCAGTCTGGGGATCTATCTGGGGAACCAGAGGCCCTGCGTCCGGGTTCCATATATTTTTAATGCAACAAGTTCCGGTCAACTCGAGCCATCTAATAACTTCATGTATTTTGTTGCGTATTTTTTGCTCGTGTTGCACCGACTGTAATAACTGAGTGCTTATCTTGGTAGCCCTAATATCGGACTTATCTGAACTGCCCGGTCTAACCTTCAGCACGGGGCGCATTTTCCCTAGCCTAGCCTGCCTAGCCTCTATATTAGGAGCAATGTGATTAAAAACTTCACGCTGTTCGTACCAATAGTCCTCTGGGATCCTGTCTAGTGTCTGAGCTACTTCGTTGATCTGTACATATTGGTTGCCCTCAATAAAGGCTATATTTAGCCTCCATTGTAGCTCAAAAGGAATACGCTCCTTTTGTCTTCGCTCAAATTCCTTCTCAACGAAGTCGACTATTTCTTTTGTGCTGTAGTTGGCGTAGGGGTCATCCTGGGGACCTGCTGGCTGTTCCCCTTCCCCGGGAATCATACCTTGCCCCTCCCACTCCGGACTCGGCACTTCGATGGGGGGTTCTCTTTTAGACCTTAATCCTAGTATATCTAAAATACTCAATTATTCATCGCCCCCCTCCTCCTTGCGTTTACTGCAACGGATAGCGTGCATTTTGCAAGACTTTTCGTTGTCGAACTCTTTGCCGCAGTGTTCGCAGACAAAGGTTTCGGCTTTAAGTCCCATAGCTTCTCCGCTTTCTACTAGGGAAATAGCACAATCTCGGCATAATTGCATAAATAACTGTGGCGGCCCCTCTGGATTACCAATTCTTAGGGTCGCTATGTTCTTGCAATTATACGAATCGCAGAATACTCCGCGAACATTTTGTTCCATAAAGGCACATCTCAATGCCGTTCATCCTCCTTACATATATACCCTTCTGCGTACCATACGAGTGTTTCTCTTGGCCACCGAGTCCTTATGCGCCCGTATAAGCGGAACCTCGGACTCCAGTCCGATGGACTTGTCTACATGGTAGGCAATTAGTCCGTATGACAAGGAGTCATACTGGTTATCAATCGCGCAGTCAGCGACTTTCTCGGGGTCATTGTTGTCCTTGGGCAACTTGGGTAGGGTGCTGATTAAGTGTTTGCAAGTGTTAAAGATCTTGAGCTTCGACCTCTTTGTTCCATCTTCATCCTCAATTACCTTGAGGTATTCATGGACCACTGCTTTCCTTAGCCGACGGTCTACAATGGCTTTCCTAAAACCAATCTGCAACCCCCCGTCCCTGTAGTAGTCTATCAATGTTTTACCCGAGGTATCTCTATGGTGAGTGTTCCAGGCGTCCAGCCCTGCTACACAGAAGTCTAGGTGCTCTTTTCCTATGCTCAGACTCCCCTTGTTGTCCAGCGAAACTGCAACACTCATCTCCACTACCCTAGCCGCTTGCTCGGTATAAAGTATCTTGGGGTCATCTCGCGACCTGGAGAACTCTCGGTAAACATATACGTTTCCATCCTCGTCCACCGCATACCAGAGCCATGCGAACGGATGGTCGTACCCGTTATCCACACTGAGCCACCTGCGCCAGTGATCGGGTATGTCAAACGGTTCAATGACATGAACATCGGGGTCGAACTCTGGAAATGCAGTTGCTGACCCTGCACTGAACGCCTCCTCCGGTGTGGCCGGATACTCCTGCAAGTACGATAACGGCAACTCTGCCTTAGTGTCCTCGTACCACTGCTGCGTCCGGCGGGGATCTGAGTACCAGGGCAAGAATATCGGGTGAAAATTGTTCTTACCCGCCATAGCTTTCTCCCAGACCTCCTGGAAGAATGACCCTATCCGTGCGGTAGATATACCTATGACCTTGCCTCCAGTGGGCCGGTTTATGACCGGATATGCCGCCGCCCAGATCTCCTGTGCGTACATCTGAAACGCCCACTCATCTAGTATTACCAGCGATGCCGTAAACGACCGCGCGCTGTCTGGTGAGCTAGTGAATGATGTGAACATCGACGGTACTTTCGACTCTGGGTGGTTGATCGAGATATAAGTGGTTGTTGCCTCCCATGTCGGCCCACTGTAGTTGTCTGGTAAGTTTTTGTCTTTTTTTCGTATAAGAAACGGCGGCATATACTCTAAAATGAGTCTTACCCGCCTGACTAACTCTTTCGCCTCATCCTCTCTTTTTGACAGGGCGACCACGGAGTACCCCGGCTGGAACAGCAGTCCGTGTGTTGCGAACGCCAGCGCCAACCAAGAGAGTCCTAATTGTCGTGCCTTTAGAACTATGGTCAGCTTGTTCTTATCGAACGCCTCCAGTGCCTCTCTCTGCTTCGGCCACAGCTTGAACAGAGTCACCGGCTCCGGTGCATCCTTGTCCTCGATTTTCACAAAATTCTCAATAAAAAATGCCTTATCTTCGCGGGCGTGCCGTATGATAGCCTCCACTTTGGCCGCCGCTTTTAAGACGTTTATCTCATCAGCAGTTAACTGTTCTAACTCGTCTTTGGAAATCGGCTTATTCTTCTCCCGCTCCTCATATATCTCAACTGCTCGCTTTTTGCCCAGCTTTACCGCATACTCAAAACCCTCCTCCTTATTCATGCGAGGCGGCGGATTCGGATTATCTCGGGCGTACTCCATTCCGGAGTGCCCTGGCATCCACGCCCCATGCAAGAACTCGTTCGGAGCGGGCTGTTTGCCCCGAAACTCGAAGTCTTTTTTCTTCTCGTTCCAGTTGATGGAACACTCTCCATCAAAAGCGACCTTTTCCCCATGCTTCAGGTTAGACAAACTGCGGAGCAGCCTGGCGTCCATAACGATTTCGCGCTTCCCTGCCAGGAAGTGCTTTACATTGACCTGCTCTCCCCCGTCGCCGAATGTTACCAATTCCTCGATGGGCTTCATTTTAGACATCTTGCCGCTTTTATAAACCCGCATGCCACCAATGTCGCCCTTCTTCTTGACCGGCTTCTTGGGAGTCTTATTTTTGGGCTTTTTCTTGGGCTTTTTGGGCTTCGGGGGTCTAACCTCAAAGTCCTCCGGGATGATCTTATCCTTCTTTAGTATCTTTGCTACCTTTTCTTCTTCTTCCTTGCGCTGCTTGTAAGCCGCTATCGCTCTGCGATAGCGATCAGTGGGTGCATTATTACTGACTTTCCTCACCTCCTGGCGCAGATGCCTCAACATCTATGACTTCATACTCATTAGAATATTGCCCATAGTCGTCCCACTCCGTTTTCTGCGGCTTGAACTCTAAAATAGCCTTCAAGTCCTCCGGTGAGAGATCTGCCAGTCTGGTGACCATGGTTTGTATCGGGCCGCCACCGGCTCCGGTGTGCTCAACTTTTTGAGCCGGCTTCCCGTAGGTGTACGCCATTAGCAACTCCAACGCTTTAATGCGATCCTTGGGAGAAGTTTCCACATCCTCAATTATATCTTCCAGAACTTGAATACCCTTTTGGGCAATAAACAGAGCTGCCCTCGGCCTCCAGGCAATCTCCTGAAGTGCAATTTGAGAGATAGCTCCGGTTTTTACACTCTGTACCGGGACTCCGGCGAACTCGGCTCCAACTATATCAATTAGTGTAGTTTCGTCTTTCGTCTTTGGTTTGCGGGCCACAATAATACCTCCGTTCGGCTCCGCTGCCATGCTGGCCTCGGAGTTGCCAAACTAAAAAGGGAGCGCTTGTATCGCGCCCCCATCGAAGAGAAGAGGGAAGAGGAAATGCTGGCGAAAACGGTGTCCCGCTTTCTTTGCTCAATATATAGTATACATGCGTTTACGCATTAATATCGGACAATTTTGCGACAATTTTGCTAAATTTTAGCTTTTTGAACCTAAATCGAAGGGCAAAACGGATAAAACTCATTATATAAATGAAGGAACTCGGCCGCAAAATCAAAAAGATCAACGCACAACGGACGCAGCGGGATTTTCAACGAACTCGGCGGGATTTTCAACGAACTCGGCACGAAAACCGAAGAACTCGGCCGCATAATTGAACGACCTCAATACGAAATTGGAAGATTTTACCAGCAAAGTTGACGGATTTGTTACAGCAAAATTTATGGGGACCTATATGTATACCAGGCTCCGCAGGCAGCCCCCCGCCCCCCCCTTTTGGTATTCTCTGAAAAGTGCCACAAACCCCGATTTTTCGGGCTTTTCACCATGCTAGTTTACATAATATTGCTTATAGGAAGTTAAGGAAAAGCGCCACAAATCCCATAACCACAAGGTTTTGCGCCGATTCGACCTAAAATTTTGCGTTTTAAGCACGTTTAATTTTTTCCTGAATGTTGGGTACCTAAAAAGAGGTAAACTGTTCACCATGGGCCAAATAATAGCCTTTCCGGCGAAAAAAAACGGACCCATTGACCGATCACGTTCGGTCCGTTTTTTCCATTTTGTGCATATTTTCACAATGTCGTCAAAGTACCGAAAAATTGGCGTTTTCAAAAAAAACTTGACAACGTCGTGACCATGTGCTATGATATAGTCGGGAACATGTGCGTTAATATATTAATGCACTGCTGGCTGCTGGGCAAGCTCCTACATAGATAAAGGAGGAATGCAGCATGACTAAGAAAATTACTGAGTTTACGTTGACAAGTGGCCAGATTACCGGCCACAGCAAGCCTGACAAGGACCAGAAGTATAACTTCTGGAACTTCGAATGCTTTTCCAAACAAGGTACGAAGATTGGGTATGGATCATTCCATACCCAGATTCTGCAAGCCTTGCAGGTGGCGGACCAGGTGGAAAAAGGCTGCCTGGTCCGAGTGAGGATTGAACTTTTTGAAAAGCCAGAGGCGGTAAACCTGGCCTCTGGCAAAGGAAACGAATTCTAAGTATCCTATGGAGCTTGCCCAGCTCCCACCCACCCTCTACCAATGGAGGGTACGCACTCTGCTCATGGAGGGTACGCACTCTGCTCATGGAGGGTACGTACTCTGTCAATGGAGGGTACGCCCTCTACCAATGGAGGGTACGCCCTCTGGGCAGGGTGACCCGCTAACAGGATTAAAGAAGGAGGAATCATTATGAACGGAAATTTGATGTATCTCATAGACACCAGATCTCGATTCTGCGAGGTAGGAGCCTGGGCGGTGACCCAGACCACCTCGGGAGATCTAGTATTGCGGAGAGTCCTTTCTTTGGGGTCCCTCTGGGATCTCAAGGAGAGAGGGAAAATCGTCTTCAACGGCCTGGTGGCCGTGACAGACGAGTGCTATAAGGCTATATCCTCGGAGGGCTTCACCTCTGGAGGAGGTAGAAGCTGGCGGCAAAAAAATGTCGCCGCCATGATTGAAAGCGGGGGGAGAACACACGTGAAGGCCTTCCGGATACATATATTTCCAGAAGGTACGCAACTACTTTTCCCATCCAAGCAGCCGGTACAGCTCAACCAGGCTGTCCGGCAAGCGGCCGATGCGGCTGTTTTACTCCGTCAATACCTGGCCAGAGGAGAATGGTTCGTCACGGAAGGGCAGTCCAACACCTTCCGGTATGCCCAGCTCCTCTGGCGGATGCCAGAGGATGCTCTGCTGGACTTCCCAGCGGAGCACAAAGAATCGTTAACCTCGCTACATGTCGGCAGAAACCAGGATGGTATCCTCTGGTCTTTTAGGCCAGAGGAAGAAGAATAATCTCAAAACCTGCTCTCGCTGTTAGAGGAAGCGAGAGCAGGTAACTAATCCTTTGTTCCTGGGCTATATGCTTGATGGTTGGTACGCACTCTGCTCTATCAAAGGAGGTTAATGGAATGAACGAGAAAATGTTTTTAATCAAGGTAAAGGAGGTTCTGCCGATTGAGGCAGAACTGCAGCAAATACACATACACGAAGAAGGCAAAATTGTAGACCTGTATTACCAGGTTTACAATCAGCACTGGGTTGCCAAGGTGTGGCCCAGTGGTGAAGTGGAATACGTAGAATACAACAGAGGCTAGGCCTGCCGGGAGCCTATCCCGGCAGAAAGGAGGGTGCGCACTCTGTTCTACCAATAGAGGGTACGCCCTCTACCAATGGAGGGTACGCACTCTACCAATGGAGGGTACGTACTCTGCCAATGGAGGGTACGCAGATAAGGAGGGATGGCATGGAGGAAAGGCACGTTATTATACTTACTCCAG